GAAGACTGTCAAGAAAATTGCAGTCACTTTCCACAAACAGAACTTGACACAGGTCAATCAGGAACACGAAGAATTCGTGGATCTATACGAAGACCTGACCAAAGTAGTACCTAAGTAAACGAAAAATAGTTGTTGACTTTTATTCCGATCTGCGGTATAATAGATTATATTATGGAGGTTACAAACCTATGGCTACTACTGCAAAACGCAAACAACTGATTGAAAAAGTCGATCGCATGATGAAGGGTTCTGAGTGTCAACTCAATCCCGACAACTACATGCGTGATTTGATTAGCGCATTGAACTATTACAATTCCAATCATGACGACAAAGACAAGAAGAAATGGCTCATCAGCCACTTGGCTAAAACAGACAAGAAATTGGCTGTTGAATTGTTAAAGGTTGATGAGTATCACTTCCGCTATGCTGGCATTCTTGCTCGTCTAATGGATGGTGGATCTGAACTTCAAGAAAAAGAAGCCAACTACTTCAATGAACGACTTGTTAAATTAAAAGAACAAGTTGGTTCTCGTCAAAAATCCCAAGACAAACTAGACAAGAAAACAGCCGATGCTTTGGCAGCAGCTGCACCTTCCAATGTGATTTCAATTCAGCAACGCATGGAAGAAAAAGCACGTGAGTTGGCATCTGAAATTGATGGTGCGATTGACGACTTTTTAATCAATAAGAAAAATGATTTCTCAACAAAAAACTATCTTCTTGCGAATCTCGTCGCAGCACCTATTGCAAAACGAATTGGTGAAATGTACATTGACACTGCCGCAGAACTGCGAGAAGCCATCGAAGGAACAGACCCTCAACTCGTTGAAGGTTACTCACACTTTACCAAAAGAGAACTGAAGAAGTTTGCTGAGTTTGTTGATGGTATCATCTCTGATTGCAATCAGCAAGTGCAAACTGCTAAGGCTAATCGTGCACCACGCAAACGTAAAGAGAAACCTGCCTCTGTGCAAGTCGCACGTATGAAGTATCTTAAAGAGTTTGCTGAGTTGAATCTCAAGTCAGTCAAACCAGAAGGTATCATTAACTCAACAGAGGTATGGGTATATAATACCAAGTATCGTCGTGTTGGGGTTTACAAAGCTGATAATGGTGTATTGGCTGTCAAAGGCACTACTGTTCTTGGATTCTCAGTAACTGAATCAAAACAATTTACTCTGCGTAAACCAGCAGATTTCTTCAAAGGGTTAACAATCGGCAAACGTCCATTGAATGCTAAAATGAAGACACTGACTACAAAGTCAGCTGTACCAAATGGTCGTATTAACGAAGAAACAATTATCCTTGGAGCATTTTAATGATTTTAGTTGATTATAGTCAGGTGGCACTATCAGCCATCTTGACATTCCAGAGAGAGTTGAAAGGTACTGAGTCTGAGGTTAAAAACCTAATTCGTCATGTAACCTTATCAACACTCAAGTCATACAAGAAAAAGTATGGTAAAGAATATGGCGAGTTAGTCGTATGTTGCGATGGTCGTAAGTACTGGCGTAGAGAAGTATTCCAATACTATAAAGCTGGTCGTAAGAAAGCACGTGATGCTTCTGACTTGGATTGGACTCTAATCTTTGATACACTATCAGAGATGCGTGATGATATCTCCAAGCATTTTCCATGGAAAGTTATCCACATTGATCGTGCTGAAGCAGATGACGTGATTGCTGTGATGTCTAAGTGGACTCAGAGTAATGGATTCGTTCAACAGGGACTGGTAGAAGATCCACAAAAGGTTCTAATTCTATCATCTGATGGTGACTTTATCCAGTTGCAAAAGTGGGCGAATGTATCACAGTACTCGCCAATGCAAAAGAAACAGATCAAAGCCACGAAGCGAGAGTTGTATGAGAAGTTTATCACACACGTAGTTAAAGCAGGTGATGATGGTATTCCAAACATCTTGTCACCAGACGATATCTTCTTACAAGAAGGTGTGCGACAAAAGCGCATTAGTTCTCAGCGACTCGATGACTTCTTTGAGAAAGGTTTTGATGCATGTCGTAATGATGAAGAACGTCGCAACTGGCATCGTAATCTACAACTGATTGATTTTGAATTTATCCCAGAAGATGTAGCACAGTCTATTGTTGATGCATATCTAAATAACAAGCCAACTGGCGACAAGATGTCGGTCATGAATTACTTGATCGAGAATCGCTGTCGTTTGCTGTTGGATGAACTTGATGACTTTTAAGGACAAACATGGCGAAATATATCACTGAAATTTTACAGGAAATCAATACTGATCCTAAAAAGATCGATCAGTATAAGGGCAATGGTGCTTTACGTTTAATCTTTGAACATGCATTCTTAGAAGAAAAGAAGTTTGCATTACCTGAGGGTGAACCACCTTACAAGAAAGATGCCGCACCAATTGGTATGACACCTGCGAATCTGTATCAAGAAACACGTAAACTTTATATCTTCTGTCGTACTGATTTGAAACCACTACGTAAAGAAACTTTGTTTGTGCAGTTGTTGGAGAGTATACATCCTTCAGAAGCTGAATTGGTACTAGCAATTAAAGATCAGAAGCTAACTAAAATGTATCCAAAGATTACACACAAGTTAGTTGCTGAAGCTGGATTTATTCCTGCACCTGTTGCAAAGGAAAAGAAAGCAAAAAACGTCAAGGCTCCGACTGGAGCCCAACCTACCGAAGAAAATTGACTTTCAAAGAAAAGTGTAGTAAACTTATTAAACGATTGATTATGAGATGAAGAAAAAGTGGATTGATGCATTCATGGACACTGCGGAGAGATTCGCAGAGTTGTCTAGTGCAACTAGGTTGAAGGTTGGTGCAGTTGTTGTAAAAGACAATCGTATCATCTCAATTGGCTACAATGGTATGCCTGCTGGTTGGACAAACGAATGTGAAGAAGTTGTTCATCGTATTGCGCAAGAGCCAATACTTAAAACGAAAGATGAGGTTATACATGCAGAAGCTAATGCTATTCTTAAACTTGCACGTGATGGTGAATCAGGCAATGGTGCCGATTTATTCTGCACTCATGCTCCTTGCATCAATTGCGCTAAACTCATTTATGGTGCAGGGATAAAGAAAGTTTACTATAGAGAGTCATATCGTGATACGTTTGGTACTGACTTCTTGAGCAAGTGTGACATTGAAGTTGAAAAATATATTTCAAAAAGTGTTGACTTGTAAGTGTTTTGAGCGTATAATATACCTAAATAGAGTATAAGTAAAACCCTACTGTTTGTAGGGTCTTATCAAATTGTTGTTGACTTTAAATCAAAAGGGAAGTATAATTTCTACTATGAAATCGATACAGTGTTTACAATCCAGAATGCATAAGCAGTTACCACTCGTAGCTGGCTGGAATAGCACACGCCCATCATTTGCGCTATCATATGAGATTGATACGAAGGGTTTTGGTAAGAAGAAGATGTAAGACTACAAGTCTCTTTACCAAAACCCTCTGAGATGAAAATCCAGAGGGTTTTTTGTTTTAAGGTGTTTACTTTAATTCATGCATGATGTATACTTCATGCTCGTTCTTTAAAAATTTGGGATTCTGTAATTGTTGGGGGTTAGTTAAATGGTATAACATCGGATTTTGATTCCGAGATCACAAGTTCGATTCTTGTACCCTCTGCCAAAAAATGCGAGCATGGCGCAGCGGTAGCGCAGCGGACTTTTAATCCGTTGGTCGTGAGTTCGAATCTCACTGCTCGTACCATATAAAAACACTCTAAACTAGACGTAGGTTCTGTGAAGTAAGACCTTGGATTGATCACCAAGAAGGTATGGAGAATAAGAGTGTTTCTATATGGTGTTGTTAGTTTAGTGGTAAAACTACGGATTGTGATTCCGTCATCATGAGTTCAATTCTCATACGACACCCCAATGCCAAGATAGCTCAGTTGGTAGAGCGACAGACTGAAAATCTGTGCGTGGGCGGTTCGATCCCGTCTCTTGGTACCAGTTTTATAGCCAATTAGCTCAGGGGTAGAGCAGTATCTTGATAAGGTATTGGTCAGTGGTTCAAATCCACTATTGGCTACCAGTTTGGGGGATTAGTGATAATGGGAGCACATGTGCTTTGCAAGCATGAAGTGGGAGTTCGATCCTCCCATCCTCCACCAAATTTTATGCCTTGTTAACTCAGCGGTAGAGTGTCTCCCTTACAAGGAGAAGGTCGGCAGTTCGATCCTGTCACAAGGTACCATGCGTCCTTAATTCAACTGGATAGAAAGCAAGTCTTCGAAACTTGAGGTTGGGAGTTCGAATCTCTCAGGACGCACCAAATTATGGAAAGTAATGCAGCGGGGATGGTCCTGCGACTAGCCTTGAAAACTAGGTTCTCAGAAATGGGATGGGGTTCGACTCCTCTGCTTTCCGCCAATTTTATAGGAGATGTATATGCCAAGTGTATTTTTAGTAAGTGATACGCACTTCGGTCACGCAGGTGTATGCAAGTTCACTCGTGGTGACGGAGAGAAATTAAGACCATGGACTGATCCAGATGAAATGGATGAGCACATGGTAAAGGTTTGGAACGAAACTGTCAAGCCAACTGACAAAGTCTATCACTTAGGTGATGTTGTCATTAACCGCAAAGCAATGGGAATCATGCGCAGGTTAAATGGTGATAAAGTTTTGATTCGTGGTAACCATGACATCTTTAGAGATGATGAATACCGTGAACACTTTCGTGAGTTACGTGCTTACCATGTAATGAATGGAATGATTTTGTCGCACATACCTATTCATGAAGAATCTTTAGGTAGGTTCGGTGTTAACATTCATGGTCACTTACACAGTAATCGTGTGATGAAAGATGGTGTTGTTGATACTCGCTACCACTGCGTTTGCGTTGAGCAAACAGACTTTAGACCAATCTTGTTTGAAGACGTTATCAAACGCATCGAAGAAGAAGGTGGTGTGGTTGGTTTCAAAAACGGTAATAACTAAGGAGAAACTATGTCAGTAGAAGAATATTGGAAATGGATTCACGATAACGTACAATAAATGATTGGAGAGTGGGCAGGGTGGTAATGCAGCAGATTGCTAATCTGTCATCCAGAAATGGGTGAGTGGGTTCGATTCCCACACTCTCCGCCAATTTAGGTGTTGACTTACAAAGTTGCATGTGGTATAATAGATGTATGAATGCGAGTAT